TGAATATGAATTACCTGATGAACTATTAGGTTTACTTGGCTTTAGAGCAGCTCCACTAGACATTGAAAGATCTTTAAACTTTAAATTAAATGAGTTCATGACAAGGGAACGTAATCAAAGAAAATTAATGTTGGAAAAGACACGAACGGGTGATCCTGTTGAAGGCGATAGATTGATTAAACAAATGATAGAAGCTAATGAGAAAAGATACGAAACTTTTAACTCTATCAGAAGAACCATCGATGCTGCTTTATTTTTAGGTATACCTGAAGATACAATTAGAGATACATTTAAGAGAAGAGGTCAGACAAAATTGTTTGACAAAATTATGGATAATGAATGGTATTCAATGGGTATAAGTAAAGGAGTCGAAAAAGGTTTTGAGTATACGCAAGAAAAATATGGCATACCTCCTACGTACGATGACTATACTAAGGATACCATAAAAGATCTTCAAGATCTTATGGATGATATGCCCCTTAATCAACCATGGAGAATAAAACCAAAAAATTGGTTAAAAGGTAAACAAAAACCAATAGAACTCCCAGAAGGGTTTGAACAAACTGGCCAAGCACCATTACCAGCGACTCCAGGAATAGACGCCAGACAATTTGCTCAAGCGAATACACAAAATATTACACAAACAGGGTTGACGCATACTGAGAATGCTCTACTATCCAACGAGGAAAAAGCTATGAGACTACGACAAAGGGGAATGGCTTAATGGCCAAAGAACCTAACACAGTTAGCGAGCACATCATCGCTTTATACGGGCACATCAAAGGTCTGAAGCGAGAAATATTTTCTATCAAACAAAATCATTTAAAACATATGCACGAAGATATTGATCGACTACATAGCAAAATGGATCGATTTTTATACTGGCTCTTGGGAGGATTAGGAGCTATCATTTTAACTTTACTAGGAACTTCATAATGGAAAAAATTAAAACATTTTTCAAACGCAATATAAAACGTTATGAGTTAATCATTTTACTCATAATTCTTATTGCAATTTACATAAAATAGATTATATATAAGTCAAGGGTGCTTTAGGGGCCCTATTATTAACTGTCTAACAAAGGAGGTTATATGACTGATCTAATAAATATCAATAAATTCCTAAACAACGCAATCGGCTTTGAAGATATCTTCAATCGATTCTCTTTGCTTAACCATTATAATACGGGTTTTCCCTATTATAATATTAAGAAGAATGCAAAGGCGGATCAATATACTTTGGAGATGTCACTATCTGGCTATAAAAAATCAGATATTAATATCGAAGTAACCGATGGCATACTAGAAATAACAGGCAAAGCTAAAGAAGATAAGGAGGACTATGTCTACAAAGGGATGGCTCAAAGAGCTTTTACGCGTAAGCTACAACTATCTGAATACGTGGAAGCGAAAGGTGCAGAACTGGAAGACGGGATTCTTAAAATAAAACTAGAATACTGTCCGCCTGAAGATAAAAGGCCAAAGAAAATTTCTATAAAATAAGGGATATCAAAAATTACAACGCCTCGCGCGTATGTCCTACATTTTGAGGGATTAAATCCAAGCTTTAAGTTCTTCGCCCATAATTTCAGTGGCGATGTTAACTTTTTTGCGGAGGGACTTCACGATTTTTTCGTCGATAGTATCCTCCGCAATAATATCAATATAAGTCATCGATTTCTTTTGACCAATACGGTCAATTCTTGCTTCGGATTGTTGACGTTTCTCTAAATCATATCCATTCGAATAATAAATCATGGTAGATGCGCCGGTAAGGGTAATTCCATATCCTCCGGTCTGTGGGGTGCCAACGAGGAATCTAACTTTACTTTCTGGGTCCTGTATCTTCTTAATTGCTTTTTGTCTGTCTTCAGTCGTTGTATCACCATAATAAGTTACCACAGACCCTGGATACCGTTTCTCAATAGACTCCACAATTGTGTCAATGTCATGACGCCAATGTGCCCAGATAATGGCTTTACCTTCCATCTCCTCAAGGACATCCATTAATTCATCAATACGATTGCTCTTTATATTTTGTACTGAACCGTCATCTGCTTTAAAATGACCACAAGTGATTTGTTGTAATCTCATGAGTTGAGTAATAACATTCATTGTTGTCACCATTTTACCATTAAGGGTAGCAAGAGCCATTTTTTTCATTTGTTCGTACACTCTTTTTTGTTCAGGCGTGAGCTGTATGACTCTTTTCATATAAGTCTTAGGTGGAAGGTCCAAACAATCATCTTTCAAAACCCGGTAAGAAAAAGACTTAAGCGTTTCTGACAACTCATCTAAATGTTTATATCCCGTAACAACTTGAACGGATCTTCCGCTGAAGTTAGCCGTTCTCATAATTGCGTATCTTGTTCTAAAACTATAATAAGAAGCGTGGTCTAGTAAGAAGGGGTCTAAAAAATAACATTGTGTGTATAAATCTAATGGCGACTTAGTAACAGGAGATCCTGTTAAAATTCTTCTATATTTGCCCATCGTTGATAAACGGATAATATTTCTAGTTCTTTTAGCTCCTGGGTTTTTAATAGTAGTAGATTCATCCACAGCAAATAATACTTTTTTAACGTTTAAAAATTGATGAGCAAAATCAAGCCCTTTTTTAGTGGATAGCGCCTCAACATTCATAACAAAAATTTGTAATTTCGTAAAATCTTGCTCGAATAGAGAATCCAACTTATCTTTTTGTTCTTTAGTTATAAGAGATTTCCAAAGAACGACATTTTTATCAATATGATCTGCTAGATGCGTTGGTATTTCAGAGTCATACCAATTTTTGTAAACCCCTTTTGGAGCCACAATTAAGACACTATCTATTTTACCCTTATCGTAAAGCATAGCAATATTGTCCAATAACACTTTAGATTTACCGGTTCCCATTTCCATGAAATAAGCAAAGACCTCCTTATTCCAGGACATTTCAAGCGCTTTTAATTGATGCGCGTATGGCTTCGTTTTAAATTTATAATTCATTTCTTCTTTCTATTGACATGTATATAATAAAGTCCTATAACATGTCAAGAAAGTAATTATGGAAAAAGAAAGTATAGTTTATGTTATACAAGAGCTGCCAGGAACCAGTATTGGTCGTCCTAAGTTTAATATTATGGGCGCTTTAAAGTATGGTAAACTAAAAGTTCTTTTAAAAGAGAATGCACAAATTGTTTTAAGTCCTGGACCAGTGATTTTTGAATTGAGAAGATTATTAAAAAATTACACGTCAAAAGATTATTTGTTATTATCAGGAGATCCTGCAATTATAGGATTGGCATGCACGATTGCTTCTGATATAAACAATGGAAAATTTAATTTATTAAAATGGGACAGACAAGAGAAAGTATATTATCCATTAGAAATCAATTTATACGAGAAAGGAAAAATAGATGAATAACATAGATTTCGAAAAAGACCAAACAGAAGTTTTGGATCGAACAGAAAATATTAAATCTCTAGCGGATCAGGTTAAAAAGCTAAGAGATTTAGAAGATCAAGTTAAAGCTGATGAACAAGCTTTAAAAAATAAAGAAAAAGAAGTTGAACGAATTTCAGGAGAAGTTATCCCCACACTTTTAAGTGAAATGGGATTATCATCTCTCAAACTTGCAGATGGATCTGCAGTTGATGTGAAACCGTATTATTCGGCGAATATCTCTTTAAAGAATAGAGAATCGGCGTATAGTTGGCTTCGCCAAAATGGCCTAGGGGACATTATTAAAAATGATGTCACCGTTTCCTTTGGACGTGGTGAAGATAACAAGGCGGCAGAATATGCTAACCTTGCAAAGGGTCAGGGGTATCAACCGACACAAAAGTTGAAGGTTGAGCCCATGACTCTCAAAGCACTAGTCCGTGAGCGTATCGAAAATGGAAAAGATATGCCCGTGGATATTTTTAATGTGTTCGTAGGAAACCGAACCAAACTAACAAGGAAACAATAAACATGAACAAAGAAACAGAGATCACGAAACGTGAAAATGCAGGTGCACTAGCTACAAATATTTTTGAAGCTGATGCAGGTGCTGGCTCTCAGAATATAACGCAAGACGATCTTGCGCTACCTTTCCTGAAAGTCTTGGGACAATTATCTCCAGAAGTTAATAAACAGAACGCTAAGTTTATTAATGGAGCAGAACCTGGAATGATTGTAAACAGCGTAACCAAAGAAGTTTATGATGGGAAAAAAGGTATAGAAGTTATACCTGTCCATTATGAAAGACAATATGTCGAATGGCAAGATAGAGGTGCCTCTAGTACTGGTGCCCCTGTAGCAATTCATAAAGCGGACAGCGACATCTTAAGCAAAGTAACTCGCGATAAAAATTGGAAGGATAGATTACCAAATGGTAATTATCTGGAAAATACCGCTAATCACTTTGTGATTCTTTTGGGTAAAAATCCATCAACAGCATTAATTTCTATGAAAGCTACCCAATTAAAGGTAAGCAAGAACTGGAACTCATTAATGCTAGGGCTTAAAATGCAAGGCAAGAACGGATTGTTCACACCGCCTACATATAGCCACATTTATAATCTAAAAACTGTTCAAATGTCTAATGACAAAGGAACATGGTTTGGATGGGATGTGTCTAGAGTTGGCCCAGTTTCAGATAAAAATGTTTACCAGATTGCTAAAAACTTTGCTGAAAAAAATGTCAAAGGTTTAGTAAACGTTAAACACGGAACTGAAGAATCTAAATCGGATTCACCTTATTAACAATTTCCTTTGCAGAGGAATAAGGGGCGGCAGCGGGAGACTTAAACCGCCCCATTAATATTATGAATTCAGAACGATTTAGAAAGATATTTGTAGGATTGGAGGAAAGATTTGGTTACCATATTGCCGACTATGAAGAAGGTAATGGTAAAAAGGCCGGAAAATCTTTTACCTCAAATTACCCTCACACTTTAGAGATGTGGACAGCCCATCTCGAAGGAAAAAAATTCAAAATTAAAACTAATAGTGGAATAAAAGAAGTTGATAGTCTAGGCCTTTGCCCTATTAACACGAAAAGTCAATGTGTGTGGGGGGCTATTGATTTAGACAACTATAAACCTTCCATTATCGAATTATTTAAAAAACTAAACTCAATAAATGTCCCAATAACTCCTTTCCGCTCAAAGAGCGGAGGCGTGCACATTTATATTTTTATGGAGGAACCTGTCCCTGCTCTTCTTATGAGAGAAAAATTACATGAGATTAAACATATATTTGCAGTAGAAAAACCAGATAAAATTTTTCCAGTTCAAAAATATTTAAATTTAGAAAAAGGTTCCGCTGGTAGCTGGATTAACCTTCCTTATCACAACGCCACAAACACAGAAAGATATATGATTAAGAGAGACGGAACCAAAGGGACACTTGAAGAATTTTTTATAGCATATGAAAAAAACAAAATCACGCCAGCGCAACTTAAAAAGCTAAAAACAAATATTGATGAAGGAGAAACAGGAGATTGGTTTAAAGATGGTCCTCCTTGTATGCAAGCTCTTGCAAAATTTGGTATTGAGAAAAGTCAAAGGAATGAAACGCTAATAGATATGACTAGATATATTAAGTTAAGGTATCCAGAGAATTGGAAAGATAAAGTAGGGGATTATAATAAAAAATTTGTTCAACCAATTGGTTCTGGTCTTCCTTATACTGAAGTCAATAATATTATTGGGTCAAGAGAAAAAAAAGATTATGCATATCGATGTAACTCTGACTGGCTTAAACCTCATTGTAATAGGGAACAATGTATATTACGTAAATTTGGAGTTGGTGGAGCAGCAACAAATGAATTAGTTTTAGGACCTTTGTCCTATGTTAAATCTACCCCTGTGATTTGGTATTTAGGTTTTAATGGAGAAGAGGTGAGACTTAGTTCTAAAGAATTAGTAAAACCAGAATTAGCACGAGAAGCAGCAACAGATCAAATCAAGAAAACCCCACCAAAAACCAAGAATTGGGATGACCAAATTAGGGCTCTTCAAACTAAGGCAACTCCCATCGATGCTCCAGAAGAAAGTCAACCTGCTCTTAGGTTAAAGTCTTATCTAGAAACTTTTTGTTTTAATTTGAGACAGACAACAAAAAAGAAACAAATTTTATTTAATAGACCTTATCATGAGGATGGGAAAGTTAGATTTATATTTGATGGGTTTTTTAAATATTTAAAAACCCATGAATGGCCTATAGGAGAAGATCTAACTCATCAAATGTTAAAAAAACTAAAAGGCTTAAGCCGTGAAAAATTTCACATTGAAAAAAACAATAAAAAATGGGTTTATGTTTTGGATTCAAACGCTTTTAATAAAGACGAAACAGAACAAGATGATATAGATTTTGGTCAAGATACAGAGGCTCCTTACTAATGGATCAATTTTACAGAAAAAGATATAAACTGATTGGTGGACCTGGTTGTGGTAAAACGACTGAAGTTGTAAATATTTTAGCAAAATATTTTAAAGCAGGTTTACAACCAAGTCAAATATTAATGATAGGTTTTGCCAACGCAACAGTTACAACATTAAAAGAAAGGACAGCGGCTAAATTTGGCTTTGGCGAAAAGCAACTTAATTCTATTCAAACTCTCCACAAATATGGAAAAGATATTGCTTGTAAAGAAAAAGAAGTTTTTAATCTAAAAGCAAAACGTGAATTTATTAAAAAATTAAAAACAGACCCTGACAATTGGGTCTTGCTAGATACAGAGAAGGATAGAGAAGATGAAGACACTGCTACATGGGATGAAGCTACAGATAAAAAATTTGGTATAATTTTTAAATTAATTGGATATGCAAGACATGCGAGAAAGAAAACTTTAGAAAAAATTTTAGAGTTTCATTCTAATCACGACGACTTTAAATTCTCAAAAATACACCGCGGTGAAATTAAATATTGTTTTAACAACTTAAATCTTTTTAAAAAAAGAAATAATATGATCGATTTTGAAGATATGTTAGAATATGCGTTAGCTCCAAATGTACATTTTCGTGAATACAAAGTTGTCATTCTAGATGAAGCTCAAGATTTAACACCCCTTGAATGGAAGTTTATTGCTAAACTTGGTAAAACCACAGAAGAATTATATTTGGTCGGAGATGATGATCAAGGAATATATGGTTGGAAAGGATCTAACCCAAAAGTTTTTCGTAAATGGCCCTGCAGAGAGGAAAATAAAAAGTTCCTTGCCCACACACATAGATTACCCACAAAAATATATGCTCTTGCACAAAAAATAATTAATGACATAACTCCAGAACATAGAATAGGTGGTGTAAATAGAAAAAATTATTTTCCGTGCCCAGAAAAATGTTGTGGTAAAGAAAATTTTCCGGGAGTTCTTGGAATGCTTCATGATACAGAAGAATTAACTGAAGTTATTAAGTTTGATTCCAGCGCAATTATGTGCGCAAGGGATTGGAATAAATGTAAACAATATGCAGAACATTTAAAGGATAGAGGTATTATTTGGAAAGAAAAGAATAAACTACGGGAAAGTGAAGGCGGATTTAGATCTAGTTTTCCTCAAAAACCAAGAGATGTATTGAAAAGCTGGGATGCTTTAAAGGCAGGGGATGGAATTAAGGGTACAGATGTAAGAACTTTAATTGAACATTTTAAGCCCGGACTTGTGCAAAGAGGTAAAAAATCAGCATTAATAAATTTAAATACATGTCCTGATGAATTTAAAGATTATGAAGCGCGATTCACTTTTAAGGATTTAAGCGAAAAGTATTATGTTTTAGCTGACATCAATAAAATGTGGTTTGATGTTTTTAATTTTAGCACAACGCGTAAATATTCTAAGAAAAAACCCAATGCTTTATTTTACGATGATACGGATTTTAATAATTATTTAAAAAATTGTTACGACAATGATCCAACTTTGAGTAAATCAGATATTATTATTTCAAGTATCCACGGAGTTAAAGGAATGGAAAGAAAAATAGTCGTTATCTGTAACAATTGGGGTTATTCTCTCCATAACTATTATAGTGGTTTAGTAGAAAAAGAAGAGGAAGAACTACGAACTTGTTATGTAGGTGTTACCCGAGCCCAAGAAGAATTATACATTTTAGACACTGGAAAACAAAAAACTAAATTTCCATACTTAATATTATGAGCGAAGACGAATTTTACAGATTTATTCAAAGAAGGGAATGGGAACTTTACGGTGATTCAAGTTATCTTTTCGCTGGTGATAAGAAAAAGGAAGAAGATGAGTGCGTATAAAAAACAAATCGGAGGATCTCACTACAAAGACATGGTGATTCAACCTAGTCAGTTTATAAACAAGAATAAGTTGCTATTCGCGGAAGGGAATGCTATAAAATATATCTGTAGACACACACATAAAGGAGGAAAGGAAGATTTGAAAAAAGCTATTCACTATATTGAAATGATTATTGAACGGGATTATTCATAATGCAAACACCTTTGTTTAAAGCCCAAACTGAATGGGTTGAACCAGACGAATTTCCTGATTTATCTAAGTATGAGGAAATCGCAATTGACTTTGAAACTAAAGATCCAGATTTAAAAACCAAAGGCTCAGCTTCTTGCCGAGGAATAGGTGATGTTGTAGGAATCGCAGTTGCCGTGTGTAATTGGTCAGGCTACTACCCGATTGCTCATGAAAATGGCCCAAATATGAATCGTAAACAGGTCCTGGGATGGTTCGAAGATGTTTTAAAAACACCTGCCCTGAAAATTTTTCACAATGCCATGTACGATGTATGTTGGATCCGTCGTTTAGGGCTCACGGTCCACGGAACAATTGTCGATACAATGACTGTTGCATCGTTAGTTAATGAAAATAGATTTAGATATGATCTTAATTCAGTGGCTAAAGAGTACACTGGGTTAGGAAAAAATGAGAATGCTTTAAATATGGCAGCAAAGGAGTGGGGTTTAGATCCAAAAGCAGAAATGTACAAACTTCCAGCAATGTATGTAGGAGCTTACGCAGAAAAAGATGCTGAAATAACTTTAGCTTTGTGGCAGGAACTCAAGAAAGAAATTAATCTACAAGATTTATACGCAGTAATTTCTTTGGAACAACAAGTTTTTCCATGCCTAGTAGACATGAAATGGAGAGGTGTAAGAATTAGTGAGGATCAACTTGATATTCTTGAGAAAAAACTACAATCAACTTATGACAAATGTATAAAAAGAGTTAAAGATGCTACAGGTATTGTCCCTGAAATATGGGCTGCCAAGAGTATAGCTAAAGTATTCGATAAATTAGGTATTAAATATGAAAGAACAGAGAAGACAAACGCACCATCTTTTACGAAAAATTCTTTAGAAAAGTGCAAACACCTTGTCATTAAAAGCATTGCCCAAGCAAGACGAACAGATAAATTAAAGAAAACATTTCTCCATTCAATTAGAAATTTTGTTTACAAAGGAAGAATTCATTCTGATATTCATCAATTAAGAGGGGATCAAGGGGGAACTGTGACGGGAAGATTAAGTTATTCTCACCCTAATCTGCAACAGCTTCCAAATTATTCTGCCAAGGGATTGGGGATAAGATCTATCTTTCTTCCTGAAGATGGATGTGAATGGGGATGCTTTGATTATTCACAACAAGAACCAAGATTAGTTGTGCATTTTGCTTTACAAACTAAAGGAGTGACAGGAATTGGTGATATTGTAGAACAATATAGGCAAGGTAGCGCAGATTTTCATCAAATTGTTGCGGACATTGCTGATATTGACCGCGCAGAAGCCAAAACAATTAATCTAGGCTTATTTTATGGAATGGGACAGGCAAAATTACAAACACAATTAGGTATTGATAATGACGAAGTTGCAAAAGAGTTTTTAAAAAATTATCACTCAAAAGTTCCTTTCATAAAACAACTTATTAAAAATGTTATGGATAGAGCCCAAAAAATAGGAAAAATACGCACGTTAGGGGGTAGATATTGTCGTTTTGATATGTGGGAACCCAAGCAATTTGGCATACACAAGCCTTTAACATTTGAACAAGCAGAAACAGAGATTGGAATTGGAAATATGAAAAGAGCCTTTACCTATAAAGCTTTAAATAAATTAATCCAAGGCTCTGCAGCGGATATGACCAAGCAAGCAATGATTAATTTGCACAAAGAAGGTATTACTCCTATGCTTCAAATTCACGATGAATTAGATATCTCTGTTGAGAAGGGTAACGAGACTCAAAGAAGTAAAATTATAAAAATTATGAAAGAAGCTATTCCATTAGACATTCCTAATGAGGTAGATTATGAATTTGGTTCAAACTGGGGTAGTATTGACAATGGCAACCAAGAGGAAATTGATGAAAGCTACTTTTAATGAAAAGGATTGAAGAACTTTTATTTATAAGAAATGAAGATAATAAAATTGAAATTGACGCAGAAATATATAATATACTCGTCTCAAATTAGGAGGAAACTATGGAAATGATAGTAGAAGCAATAAAAGACCTGTGGAAAAATAACAGAAAAGCTGTAATTGGTGCAGGTATCGTTGTTGTAATTTTAATAATCGCAGCACTATAGGGTTTTATGTTGGATGGCATACTTAAACGCAAACATTCCTGTTACTTATGCACAAATCAGGAGAGAGTATCTCTATGATCTTAAAGCTCATCATGGAGAAGTGGAAGAATGCCTTATTTTTGGTATTGCATCGATTACAGGGCGTCCTATACTCTTTCATGCAATTATGGAAAATGGTGCTGTCTTCTATAGATTGCCGATTAGTGCGTTTATTCAACGAGGATTCAAACCCGAAAAGGTTCCTAGGATGCGCCTTGACGAGCTGGAGCTATGGAATTGTTTTAGTTATTATCCTGCTGTTACTTCTTACGATATTCTAGACGGGCAATCCGGTAAATTTATAGGAAAAGATAAGAAATGGTATGCAGGTGCCTATCTTTTTACTATTGACTGGGGCCACCCAGAGAGTAATATAGTAGATACGGATCATTCCGAAATTCCGCACGAACATAAGTGCGCACATATATTGGCATTAGATAATGGCAATTATGCGGCTCAGCCAAATAA